GTTAAGGATTGGGGAAATAGAAACCGAGAGGTGTGTCGTCAGTGACACCAACGGGCGTTAGAGGCCAGAGGTTGTTCTTTTCCGAGGTTGTTCTTTCTCTGAGATCATAGTTTTGACTGTAGATCTGTTCGAAAGTTGGGAAAATGGTGAGATCCGTGTTGGGTTCAAATCCGACTTTTTCGAGCCAGGGGTCACCCCTAAAGGTAGGAGTTCGACCTAGTTGGTCAGTTATGAACCAGTGAACGTTCTTACATACTCGGTAGAGTGTGCGAGAACATCCCATGGATGCGGTTGCGATCCCGAGTGCTGCGGCGGCAGTGACTTCGAGGTCACGATGGCGTTCAGGATAGAGAAGTTGCGCGAGCAAGTATTTCTCGTCTCTGTAGGCTACACCAGATTTGTTCTTGTAGCTAAGAACTTCGACTTCATCCAGGTGTTCACCAGCAGTAGTTTTCTCTGCTGAGAGTTTGGCGTTGAATCGAGTTTTGGCTTGAGCTTCAAGTTTTGAGAGGAAGGACTTGTCGAATTGGAAGACCAGTTCATTGAAAGCGACGAGTGAGTCGTCTCCTTGAACACGGAGTTGGAAGTCTGTGCTGTCGATGTTGATTCCACAAGCTGATAGGCAAGTGAGAAGCATGATAGCGTTGACAAAGCTGTCGAGAAGTTGGGTTTGCTGATATCCCGAAGCGATTCCATTGAATTTCCATTCATAGAGTTGTCCTGATTGACCTTTGATGGGTGTGTGTTTGACAGAGTGTGTCATCCATTCCCAAAGGTTCTCAAAGTGTGCAGGGTCGGCGTGAGTGTTTGGATAGATGTTTGTTTCTTCATATCCATTGTCAAAGTCGAGCCAAGATCTCCAGATATCATGCACGTCGTCGATGACTTCGTGTAGAGCGCGGACGTCGAATTCGGACCAGTCTGCTGAGATGAAGCTGTTAGGCGTTCCATCTTTGCAAATGTCTCGAACAAGTTTGTACCAACCACCTTTGATGGTTTCATAACCCCAGAGGAGTGGTGACTTGACGTTGCGATTCAGATATTCTTTCTGTAAGTTCCAAATGAACATGTTTTCGACCATAAGGAGTAGTTTGGTAACTCCAAAAACGGCGCGGTTCTTTGGTTCTTGATCTTTTCTGCGTAAGTGTGCTCTTGTATGCAAGCTTGACCAGTAGTATGGCTGTGGCATTCCGTTCTTCCGGAAGGGACGCATCTTTCTCTTGATGAGGTGGACGTGTTTCCTGTTGATGTGGAAGATCTCGTTGTAGAGATTGTGGAAAGACACTTTAGCATCGGAGATTTCTCCAGTGCGTTGCTTGTCTTTGATGTGCTCGATCCAGGATGGCATGTTGCTGTAAGGTGCTTCTGCGGAAGTGGGAAGAGTCCAAGGGAAGTAGCGGAGGTCAGGGAAGCTGATAGGTTTTAGCATCCTTGAAGGTTTGAAGAGTTTGCGAACTACTCGGAGGGCACGACGATAGATGTCGGGTGCGAAGAGATAGAGTGCTTTCTTCACGATTTTGGCTACTCGGAGTTGGCGCTTCTTAGATTCACGTTCGAGGTAACGAACATGTTTTCTATTTCTGCGAGAGATGGCGTTGCCAACCTTGTTGAGTACAACTAAATTGTGAGTACACATTGTAAAGCGAGGCTGTTTCTTGTTAGTGGCGTAAGAAAAGTAACGAAAGAG